CAGGTTTGTTGCAATCGTGATTCCGATGGATGCAATGGATCCTGTTACCTGGCCCAATGCATATGCCCATTTATCCATGCAGCTGTTTGCCGCTCCAAGCACCTCAGGATCAAGCCAAATATCCATGATGCTCTTTTTGATGCTCTCTATGGCCTTTTTAAGTGGCTCAAGGGTTACATCCCCAAGGCCTGCCTTAAATCCTGCTGTGAACAGATCTCTGAGCTCCTTGAGCCTATCAATCAGCTTTTGGAGTACAGGATTGAGTTCCTCGTTTGTTGCCTCAGCTGTTGCATCGATATCTCCGGGGAGTTCTGCTGCCGCTCCTGCGCCTGCACCGCCTCCTCCTGAATCTTCTGCTGCCTTAGTGAGCGAATTGATCTCATCAAACTTTCCAAGGCCGCTGAATGCCTCCTTGGCTTTCTTTGCCGCTCCGCCTGCTGCCGTTGTGGCCGATGTGAGATCATCTGCATTATCGGCTGCGCCTCCAAGCGTTGTGGCAATACTTCCTGTTGATTGTGTTGCTGTCTTTCCTGCTTTTCCGGTTATGATCTCGGTAAATCTCTTGAATGCATCTGCTGCAACCTGTAATTTGGCCACAAGCATATTGATTACCTGGATAACCGGTGTGAGCACATTTATAAGCCCCTGGCCGATTGTTGCCTTGATGGATTCAAAACGGAGCTGGAGGATTCTTGTTTGATTCGCCCACGAATCTGATGTTCTTGCAAAATCTCCTTGTGCATCAGCTGTTACCTTAAGCAAATAATTGTATCTCAGGAGTGCCTGCTCCTGCTGTGTCATTGCCTTGTAGCTCTTTGTTATCCCCTGGGATAATGCGTAAGCCTCAAGGTTGGCCACAGATAGATTTATACCTAACTGCTTGAGCGGTTCGGTTTCTCCTGATATACCTGCTCTGATCTTTGCAAATGCTGTATCTGAATCCAGGTTGTAGAATGATGCCATATCACCGGCAAGCCCTGCCAGCTGCATGCTCATATCTTCAAGCTGGTTCCCGGTGATTCCCATGCTTTTCAGCATGGCTCCCATCGTGGATGTGTACTGTTTTGCCGCAAGCTCTGACAATCCAAATTGCTCTGCTGCATTCTTGGCCCAATCCTCGATGGTTTTATTGGCGGCTCCAAAGGTTACATCTACAACGTTTTGCACCTCTTCAAGGTCTGAGCCTAATTTCACACAGGCTCTGCCAAAACTAACCAGGGCAGCTATTGAGAATGCAATACCAACCACCTTTCCAATCGATGCCAAAACCCCTTTGATCTTACCCATTGAGGAGTTCACCCTGGAAACTGTGGAATTGGTCTGATTCTGCACTTTCTTCATGGCATTCATATACTGGGCTGTTTGGGCCTCTATGATTACCTGGAGTTTTTCAAGTGTCATTCCCTCCACTGCTCTCACCTCTTTCTTTCCTTAGCTGGTTCACCCTGAGCATATAATCTTTCATGCGTACCTTATGCAGCTCCAATTCTTTCTGCCTCCGGGCCTCGTTGGCCATCTCCTCAACCTCTTCTCCGAATAGCTCCGGATAGTATTCGTGAGGCTGTTTGAGCTCAACCTCATCCGGCTTATTGGAATATGAAAACAGATTGAGCAGCTGCACATTCTGATTCCACAGCACCATGATTGCATCCTTAACTGCTGCGGATCTCTTTTTCTGCTCCATGGCCACTTTGCGGCCATAGCTTTCAATCAATTCGATAATTTCACCTATGCTCAGGCTCCAAAAAAGATCAGGGCCATATCCGGCATCCAAGAATGCAGGATACAGCCCATCTTTTAATTGGTCTGTAATGGTGATTGCGTTGGTGCTTACAGGATCTCCTGTGCTGCCTCCTCCATTGCTCCCTCCACCTGATTGGCCAGGGATGTGGAGAAAAAACCTGATACAGTAAAGATTCCCATGTAAACCTCAGTGTAGAAATTCAGCTGAGATCCACCATCCTCAATGTACTTATCGAACATTGCATTGAGTGTTTCTCTCTTGATGCCGTGATGATACTTTTTCATGGCCACATGTGCCACATCGAGCATTACGGAAAGGGCAGGCATGCCTCCGTTTCCGGTTCCCATCACGTTCATGAGGTTTGTTTTGTACTTCTGCTCAAGTTCGCTGATTCCTGCTGTATCGAGTTTTAAGCGGTACGATTCTCCACCTACCTGCCACAGCTGGAAAGGCTTTCTCTCGGGCATCTGCACAACCTTTTCCTCCTGCACTTCCTTTACCTGTTCCTCTTCTCTATCTTTTTCATCGAAAAATCCCATTTTCTTATCCTCCTGTTATTATCCTGATTCTAAAAAAGGATCCGGGTTTTTAAGCCGGATCCGTGATTGTGATTGCACTCTGCAAAGCAATCTTGAGAGTAAACTCCATTACTCCGTTTACTGCGCCGCCGGATACCTTTGTGGCAACCTGTGCATCAAATGCAAAAATGGTGCCATCAGGGAGAGTTTCCTTGAAAGAGCACACCTCTTTGCTTGCCTCTGCTGCTTTCATCTTTCTGTATGCAGAATCTGCTGCGTTGCTGAATTTGAATTTGTACTCAAGATCTCCGGGATCTCCAATACCAAACTCATACTGCTTTACGGAATCGGAGAGGCAAGTGTTCTCCACCTTTTCAGGCTCATTTCCGAGCTCAGGAACCTCCTTAAGCCCTGCGAGCACTGCAAATTCCTGATCAGTTGATCTCTTGCAGGATAATGTAATACCATTTGCTAACATTGTACGTTACCTCCTTAATTGTTATAAACAAGCCCTCCGGTGCTTGCATCAAGATCAAGGATACCCTCATATCTCATGATCTTGTGCTTGAATCCGTTGGGATCATCCACATCATTGCACTGCTTTCTCCTGAGGCCCAATGCTGCAAGTGCTGCATCCACATCCATGGCCGTTTGAGATGTGCTCTGATTGTTCCAAATGTCTATCCTATAAAGCAAATGGGATTTGCTCTCCTGGCCATCCGTCCACTCATATACGGAATTATCCTCCTCAGTGTACTGGATTGCCGGAAACTTCTCCCAGCTCTTAGGATATCCATCACTTACGTTTTCGGTGATGTTTTTAATTGCGTTGTATACCTGGTCTTTTACATTTACCATTAGCTTTCCCCTACTTTCTTAATCTCCGCTTTTAGTGCTGTTTTCAGGTTCATCTTGATGATATTCTCATTCATTTTGAGAGCCGGATACATAAATGGTTGTGCCGCTTGGCCGTTGGTGTAGTAGAAAACTCCATCCTCACCCTCACTCTTTGGCCAATGATACAGATCTGCATCTGCCGGAGGTACATCATCTCCCGGGAACCACCACCCATGTTGGGTGTATGTGGGATGCACATTCGGGGAAATCCCCTCATGGCTTGCCTCACCATTCGGGCCGGTACCAAATTCCACATATGCTGCATGCTGGTTGTTGGTGTAGCAAATGCCCCTCACCAGCTTTCCCTCCTGCCTTACATCGGTTCTTATGGATTGCCTTAGCTCTCCATGGTTTACCGGGCACAGGAGCACAGCTGTGTTTCTTACCCTCCGGATCTCTTTGCCCATTGCCTTGGCAACAGGCTCACTCAGATCCTGTATCTTGTTCAATTTGCGATTTAAGGAATCAGCTCCTATTACATGATTAGCCATGTGCTTTCTCCAAAGTGATTACCTTAGGATCAACATCTCTGTTGATGGATTTGATGATGTAATCAGGAGGCTCAGTGCCCTCCACGTACACGCAAATACCATCATTCTCCTGCAAATCAAGAGCTCCGCTGTATTCCATGTTTTTGATATAGCCGAGATGCTCTCCGTACATCTGAGCCTGTACAGCCCCTCCTGCCTGCCAAATTGTGGCATCAATCGGTTCTGCCTCTGCCCAGGTGATTACATCTCCGCCCTCTGAGTTCTTCCCAACAATCCTTTTACGGAGTTGGTACTGGCTCATCTGCTTTCTTCTCATACGCATGGCCGCCTACCCTCACAATTCTGCATTGTTCGATTACACTCTTGATCTCTGCCGGAATCTCAACAAAGGATGCGGAAATACCGCCCTCACTTCTCGATGCCTCACCCTCGGTGCCCATCCTGTTATATGCAATCAGGGCCCACTTTCTTTTTACCGGCTTTAATCTGTCAATCAGCACTGTTCTGTTTGTTAGTGCAAGGATCTCCTCCTCCGCTGCCTGGAGAAGAGCTGCCAGGAGTTCATTATCCTGGCAGCCTGTCATTG